GGCTTTTTTGCTTTTGTTGTCATTCTTCGCTTGTTGGGAGGCTTATGTGTATTTTTCTTTTTCTTCGCTTCTTTTTCAATTTTTTCTTGGTTCAATACTTCTTTTTCAATACTCATACTTGTTTTTTGCCACCTACTAATTAGTATTCTTTTCTTTTACTACTATTTTATCTCCTATTTTATATATCTCTCGGTCTTCTATACATATTACTCCTTCTTTTTCATTTAATATTGTCAACATTTCGGTTTTTCTTTCAATATAACGTATTAATTTGTGTTTTTCTTCATATATATCAATGCTCATATCTTGATTTTTATTTTTTTGTTTATATAATTCTAATATTTTACGCAATGGACTTATTTCTTGGTCATCTTCTTTTCGTCTTAACATCTCTTTTGTTATCTTCTCTTTCCATTTTTCATCATATTCTCTATTTTCTTTTATATATATTTTTGTTAACTTACCATTTTTCATCACCAATTTCTTTGTACCAGCCTTCAAACTACATTTATCTAATAATTCTTTTGGTAATATACGCTTGACATTTTGTGGTAAATAAATATTTCTATATGCATTAAGATCAAAACAGTCCCACAATTCATATAAATCCATAAAATATGCAACATTTGTTACATAATAGGTTTCTATAGTATTACCATCAGCGTCTTTTTTAAATCCCACTGCATCATCATAATAGATTGTACCTTTGTTATCATATGTAACAATTTCATCATCTTCATCATCTGTCAAGAAATGATCAATAGAATCACTGAAACCCGGTTCTTGTTGCTTTTGTTTCATTTTCTCACGCATTTTTTTAACAGAGAAATTCAAATTATTTGCAAATACCATATATTCACCATAAGCTCTTGGTTCTCCTTCATCACCTAATACTTGAACAAGCTGTCCATAATGAACTTTATTGAATTCAGTATATTGAAATAATACATATTTATTGATCTTTTGTTTTTGAAATTCTATTTTGAGATCATAAGGGACTAATAAATAAGGTAGTGTTTTATCATATGGACATAGTTTATATAACATTCGTTTTCCCTTTTTACCAAAAGTCTGTGATACATGTAGCTTCCCTGCGTAATTTTTATTCAGCAATCCAGAGTGTTTATCAATATCAATTGTTTCGGGGTTCTCTATTTCTTCATTATCATCAAAATCTTCATTTGTGAATTCATTTGGTTCATCATATAAGTCTTCCATTACATGTAATAATATCAAAATATATTTATATTAATATAAAAAGTAAATACATTGATTCTGAAAAATTGAAATATGAGAAGAATATTTACATGAACATCATAAATCAGCAATGGATATATCAAATAACGTAGTAAAACCGAAAAGGCAACAGAAGAAGATCGTTTTAACGCCGACACCTTCATTAGAACCAGTCCCTTCATTAGAACCAGTCTCTTCATCAGTTCCAGTACCTTCAAAGAAACCCCGCAAAAGAATCATATTGAAAACTAAACCCAAATATATGATGATTAAAGACACAAAAAAAAATAAAACATATTACTTAGAACGGCCAATAAAAATCAACAATATATGTTTCACGGATGAAGAACTCAAACAAAAAATAAAAGTCTTATGTGTAATGGAATGTGCAAATGAAACAAGTGACCCTATATTCCACTATCCTTAAAGGAACGAGTTTAATTGTTCTAACTGTTCAGTAGTATTTACACCCATGATTTCATATTGATGGCTTTGTGAAAGTTCTTGTACACACACATTAACACCTTCATTCTTTTTTATTATTTCCACCATAGAGGTCAAATAATATTCTTGTTGTGCATTATTATCTGTCAAATATTGCAAATTATTAGATAACATAGCTTCATTAAACACATATATACCACTATTAATGAGGTCACATTTTTTCTCTTCTTCGTTGCAATCTTTTTCTTCTACAATGTATTGGAATTCTCCATTTTTAATAATAACACGGCCATAATTCGTTGGGTTCTCAAGTCGTGTTGCTAAAAGACAAACAGAAGTTTCGGAAGATAACATGTTACAAATAGTATTCTTAGAAATTAAAGGGACATCACCAGATAAAATGAGAACCTTTCTATTTTCACACAATAAATTCCTAGCACACATGATAGCGTGTCCAGTCCCTTTAGGTTCTTCTTGTATAACAAAATCAACAAATTCAGATAAATCATAGTCTACAATCGTGGATTTGATAATTTCATAATATTTACCTACCACAATAAATATTCGTTGTGGATTGGTTTCTATTGCGGTTTGAATAACACGAACTAACATGGGTTTATTTTTCAAAATATGGAGAACTTTGGGTAAATCAGAATTCATCCGTTTTCCTAATCCACCGGCCATAATAATAACAACGTGTTCTCCTTTCATGGAATATATTATAGAAATATATTTCATAAATCAATTTTGAACATAATTACCCACTAAGTTAATATTATATCAGTATATATGGATCTATTTACAATAGACGAAAATTTCTATAAATTGATTTTTATAGGTTCTCTCACAGGTGCAACTGCATCCTTTGTTGGTGGAGGTGCAGAAATATTAATTGTACCTTTATTAGTATACATGAATGTAATATCAAACTATAAAGACGCAATTGCTACATCATTAGCATCATTATTATTACCAATAGGAATAATTGCTGTATATTTATATTATAAAAAAGATAAGAATTCAATTAAATGGAATTATGCTATGATAATATCACTATCATTTATTTTAGGAACATTTATTACAATTTATAGTCGTAATATAGATACAATGTATTTCAAAAATATATTTGCAATAATTATTATTATTTTAGGATTTGTATTGTTATATTCAAATCAATAAGACTTATATCTGCATAGCTTCTTTTGATTGATGGACAAGATATCTAGCATGGTCTCCTTGTCCGAAAACCTCTAAATATGTGTTATATAACATAACATCTCTTAATTTAGAATCTCTTGCAAGTTGGTTTTGTACACTAACCCATTTAGAATATTCACTGGGAATGGCATAAAAATAATGTTTATCAATAGAAAATTCAAAGTCAAATTCCAAATGTACCCATGTATTATAGTCTTCACGCATATGCTGAGGAACCATTCTCCATACATTAGTAAATCTAGCCGTTTCACCGGAAGAACCTACAGCACCTTCGCCGTCATATATACCAGCAAACATACTGCTATGTTCAGAACGATGTAATCCAGAAAATTTGATATAATAAAATTTTCCTTCTACTAATTGTTCGGGATTTACAGGTTGTGGTTCCTTAAAAGAGGTTGACAAAGATGGTCTAGGAATACTAATACCTCTGGTATCTAGTATAGTTGTTGGACGTCTTCGTGCGCTTATTGTAGATGCACTTGATGAACGACTGCTCATAGATTGTTGTCTTCTGTTACTTCTACGCGATTGTTGTCTTCTGTTACTTCTACGCGATTGTTGACTTCTGGTACGTCTACGCGATTGTTGACTTCTGGTACGTCTACGCGATTGTTGACTTCTGGTACGTCTACGCGATTGTTGACTTCTGGTACGTCTACGACGGTTTCTATTATTCATAGACTGTCTTGCTCTTCTGCTCATGCTATTACGACGAGGCATTATATTCTATACATATATATTTTTATAAAAATCAAAAAGTTCATCAAATATCTTTTTAATTTTTTATTTTTTCGCATCTTAATATCCTAAATATAATCATTTATTTGTTTTGCATCATTTATTTGTTTTGCATCATTTATTTGTTTTGTATCTTTTATTTGTTTTGCATCTTTTATTTGTTTTGTATCTTTTATTTGTTTTGCATCTTTTATTTGTTTTGCATCTTTTATTTGTTTTTTTACCACCCTTTGACCGAGTTGTTCTATGAATTTGTTCACGTAATGGTGTTTCTTTATAGTCTATTACGTTATTATATAGGTCTATATAATGTACAAAATGTTTATATTCTGGCGTCTCAATATAATCTAAATTTTTTAAATCTTCTTTTGATATGCATATATATGTCTTCTCATTATTATATACTAAATAACCAAAATATACGTCTTTATTTTGTCTAATTAATTCTACAATATCACCTTTAATAACATTAATCTGTGATAATTGTGGAAAGTATCCTTTAATTTTAGAATTTTCATATTTTTTTTTCTTATATTCTCCATTAATAGGAGTTAGAGAGTGAGAAATATAATTATCATCCACTATTATAGCAATAAAATTTTCTCGTGTAATATATAATCCTCTTACTACGCTCATTTATATATAAAATGTATAAAATACTTTTACCAAAATCATTAGTTTAACGAGTTATAAAAAAGTAATATAATAAAAAGTAATATAATCCATATAAGAATGTAAAAAAAAGACTTAAATAATAGAAATGAAGCCTCATTTATCAAAGAAAAAGCGAAATTTCAAAAATTCCAATAAATCAACACCAGAATTTGTCAAAGGTGAATCAACAAAATTGCTCATTGTAGAATCTCCTTCTAAATGCGATAAAATAGAAAAATTCTTAGGTTCTCAATATAAATGTATTGCATCAAAAGGGCATTTGAGAACATTGGATTCATACAAAAATTATAATATTATTTTCAAAAATATCAAAGAAAAAGAGGAACATATTAAAATAATGAAATCCATTATTGACCAATATGATTCCAATAACATATATTTGGCGACAGATGATGATCGTGAAGGCGAGGCAATAGCATGGCATATTTGTATATTATTTGATTTACCCTTGAATACAACGCGTATTAAATTCAATGAAATTACGAAAGATGCAGTATTAAGGTCATTACAAGAACCAGGTATAATCAACATGAATCTAATAGAAAGTCAACAAGCGCGTCAAGTATTAGATGTCATTGTGGGTTACAAGATATCACCCTTTCTATGGAAATATGCGTATAATAACAAGGAAAATAGTCTTAGCGCAGGGCGTTGTCAAACGCCCGCCTTGCGATTAATATATGAAAATTATTTGAAAAAGAAAACCACGAAAAATGAGAGAAATTACAAAGTAGTGGGTTGGTTCTCTAGTAAAAACATAGAATTCCAATTAAATAAACCTATTTTATCCATTGAAGAATTTCTAGAAAAATCCAAGAAACATAGTTATTTTATTACATCAAGTTCTCATGACTCCGAAAAGAATCCTCCCAAGCCATTGAACACGTCCACCATGTTAGTACAAGTCAGTCAACAATATCATTACAGTGCGGTTGAAATAATGACTCTATGTCAGACTCTCTACCAAGATGGATATATTACATATATGAGGACAGAAAGCACAAAATACAGCGAAGAATTTTTAAACAAAGGTTCTCAATATATAGAAAAAACATATGGTAAAAAATTCCTACACGAAGATCACATGAAATTAAAGAGTGACAATAAAGACCCACATGAAGCAATTCGTGTGACAAAAATAGAATTACAGAAGATTCCAGAAAGTGTATATAAAAATAGTAAATTGAATACACTATACCATTATTTATGGAAAAATACAGTCCAAAGTCTGATGTCAAAAGCACAATATAAGGTATATAATTACACAATCGCCGCACCGAATGATACAAAGTATGTAAATACAATAGAATTAGTGCGATTCATAGGATGGAAAGTGATAACAGGTTCTCAAAAAGAAGAAGAAAATGATGTAATATATCTCAACACACTTGTAGACCAAAAGGTTGAAATAAAGTATAATAAGATCCATGCAATAGACAATCTTGTGTGTAATTTCAGTCACTATAATGAATCATCATTGATAAAAAAATTAGAAGAATTGAATATTGGTCGTCCATCAACATATGCATCATTTGTAGATACCATATTGACACGTAAATATGTAATAAAGACAAATATTGAAGGTGAAAAGTTCTCAGGAACGGACTATATTTTAACAAATAAAATAGAGAAAGTGAAAACTGAAAAAACAGTAAACAAGGAGCAAAATAAACTCATAATCACAGGAATAGGTATTATTGTAATAGAATTTTTGTTACAATATTTTGAAGAAATGTTTTGTTATGATTATACGAAAAATATGGAAGAATCATTGGACAAAATCACAAACCAAGAATGTGATGATTGGACACAAGTATGTAAAGAAGCCGAAAATAAAATCAAGACATTATCCAAACCATTGAAAAATTTGGTAAAAGAAACATATAAAATAGACGATACACATGAGCTTATGTGGTCAAAGAATGGACCAGTTTTAAAACAAACCATTCCCGCAACCGATAGTAATGAAGACTCCACAATAGTATTGAAAAATGTGAAGAAAGATATGACCATAGATATTGATAAACTGAAACAGAACTATTATAGTTTAGACGATTTATTGGAAATAGAAAGCCGATATATAGGAAAATATGAAGGCGAAGATGTATTTGTGAAAATGGGAAAATATGGTAAATATGCGCAAATAGGTGAAAACCGTAAATCATTAGAATATGTTAAAAAGCCATTGGACGCAATCACAATAGATGATTTGAAGGCACCAGAAACAAACAAAAATATATTGCGAATCATTAATGCCGACGTAAGTATACGTAAAAGCAAATATGGTGCATATGTATATTACAAGACACCGACAATGCCAAAACCGGAATTTTACAAATTAGCCGGTTTCAAAGAAGGATTTACATATTGTAAGGAAGAAGTATTGTTAGAATGGTTACATAAAACACAAAAAATGCCATATGAACCAAAAGAATAAATTATTTTAACTATATATAATATATGGAATTCACAAACGTAATATTATATGTTCTCATATTTGCAGCTTATATTATGCTGTTTTCCTTTATGTTTGACAATAGCAATGAGTCAATAGAAGGATTAGTATATATTTTAATTTTTTTATTAACAAGTGTTAGTGGTACAAAATTATTACATGACCTTTATAAAGAACAAGTTCCAATACTAGACAATGTATTTAAATCGTTAGTTTCAGAAACCAATTACTTATATTTTGGAATATATGCATTATTGTTTATTGGACTAATAGTTACAACGGTTCATTACACAAAAAAAACGGCGGATGAATCATCAATAACGTTATTTGTAATAGGTATCATATTTTTCATTTTAAGTATGAGGATTGATAATTTTACAATGTTTAAATCCCTATTTATTCCTATTATATCAATGATATTAACAAGTGTAAACCTATTATTACTGTCAATGTATAATAAAACCAGTATATTTGGAAAAATAGAGTTGAAAAGTAAATTATTTGAAAAAATACTTCATATGATCAAAGGTATGTTTGTTTCTATGGTGGTATTAATAATTGTTTTCCTCGGAATAAACTATAATTATAATGAATTATTATTTTCTTACATGGTCGGTCCCGGAATGATCGCTACTACAGAACCCGGACAAGTATTGTTTTTGAATCTATTATTAATAGCAATACACATTATTGGATTAACAATGACTAGTTATTCCTATCAAGTATTAATAAAAAATGATAATAATAAAAAAAATAAATTAAAATAAAAGGTAATAGCAAGTATTTCATAGTATAAGTATGAAATATTTTGAAACTACATTTGAGGATTATACACAAATATGTGAAAAAACAAATCTTCATCCAGATTTACAATCACAAATGATACCAGAACGAAATCTCATATTATATGGTCCATCAGGAGTAGGTAAATATAGTCAAATGCTGTTGTTTATGAAAAGAGAGAGTCCAAGTGATTTAAAATACTACAAACATATAACAGCCAACACAGAAAAACAGAATTATACATATAACATTAGTGACATACATTATGAAGTGGATATGGAGCAATTGGGTTGTCATGCCAAATTACTATTCCACGAAATTTTCTTCCAAATAACTGAAATCATAATGACAAAGCCAGACAAAAAAGGATATATCGTGTGTAAAAATTTCCACCATATACACAGCGAATTATTGGAAATATTTTATAGTTATGTTCAACATCATGCACATATATTGAGTAATATAAATCTATATTTCATATTGATAACAGAAAACATTAGCTTTTTGCACAACAATATAATCAATAATTTCCACAAAATAGGCATTAAAAGACCCGATAAATCATGTTATAACTCCATATTAAACGCTGAACATACAGGCAAAGTGTTTAACAGATTTTTTCAATCGCTAGAAATGAAATACATTACAAACATAAAGGAAATCAAATCTTTGAAACGCAATAATATGGAACCAAACGAAGAAATATTTGATGCAATAAATAACGAAATAATAGATAAGATGAAATCCAATGCGTCATTGAGTGAATTGCGAGAAACAATATACAATATATTAGTGTTTCATTTAGACCCAATAGAATGTGTTTACAATGTATTAGAACATTTTATTCATTTAAATAAATTAAAATCGGAGAATATTAATAATATAATGATACATTTGTATAAAGACCTGTTATATTTCAATAATAATTATAGACCAATTTATCACTTAGAAAATATGTTCCTGTTTATATTACATGAGATCTATGAATCAAAAAAAGGCATTTGAAATATTGGAAATCAAAGAGGAAAATATAAAGAATATGAGTAAAACGGATTATCATGATATTATAAAGAAAATATACAAAAGAAAAGCATTGTTGTACCATCCTGATAAAAATCCATATGAAGATAGTAACAAGAAATTCATTGAATTAAAGGAAGCATATGATTTTTTGAATAATAAGCAATATGACGACAATGAAATTCATTTTGAGAATATTAAATTTTCGGACTTATTGGATGAATTTTTGAAAACCCATTTCCATTTTTATAACGAAGAAATACGTAAGAAAATAGTGACAATATTATGTGAAAACATGCAGTCTATTTATGATGATAATTTCTCATTTTTATTCCAAAATATTGGTCAAGACGAATTTATTCAATATTTCAAACGTTTTTGTGTAATAGAAAAGAAGAAAAACGTGGAAATTATTTTGAGACCATTATTGGAAGATATATACAAAAATAATGTATACAAATTATCATATGAATCCAATGAGTTTGTGATTCCACTATGGCATCATGAGCTTGTATATGAGTTAGACGATAAAAATGTCATTATCAAAATAGAACCACAATTAGATGACAATGTGAATATAAATGAAAACAATGATGTATGTGTGTATATAACCAAACAACTCCAAAATATATTTGGTAATGAATACATTCATTTCAATATAAACAATGAAGTATACAATATTGAATGTAGCAAAATCAAGTTATTACCGTTTCAAAAAATAACTCTTTACAATAAGGGTATTTCCAAAATAAGAAATAACATATATGATATATCACGTCGTAGTAATATAATATTATTCTTAACATTGGTATTATAATATAGACATCATATATATGGCAACTTATATATATGATGGAATATTCGGTGGAATATTGATGGGTATAATAAGCTTTTTATCAAGCATGTATGGTAAGTCGTATGAACATTTTTATAAAATTTTAGGATTTATTTGGGCAGTACCATTGACATTTTTCTTCTTCATATATTTATCATCTAAAGATGGAAAAAATGCAATAAAGGATTTCTCATATCACACACTAATAGGAACAACATTAACATTTATATGTGGAATTATCGTTTTACTCATATTAGAATATGAAAAAAATGTGATTATTATGATTTCACTTTTTTATGGAGTTATAACTACAATACTATATTTTTATTATGATTTTTATAAACTAGCTATTTAATTATGCTGTGGGCTTCTTTTTGAGCACCTTCTTCTTTGGCTTCTCTGCCTCATCATCAGTTGATTTCTTTAGTACTTTCTTAACTGGTGTTGGCGGTGGTGTTTCAGGCTTCTCATCATCACTATCAGCCACCTCAGTAGACTCAACAACTGGTTCTGGTGCAACATTATTAGTATTATCTTCTGTAACAAGTGCAGAATCAATACGTTCCTTATCTTCCTTTGATAGTCTAATCATACAAACATCATTGTTGAAACCAGAATTATCTCTAGGCTTTACAACTGCTTGATTGAGTTTCCAAGTGATACCCCAACCCTTACCACCAAACCACAAACCGCCACATTGAATTACACATGCAATTTGACTATACTTTGGAATAAGCTCAATAGGATTGACATCAGGGTCAGAAGAAGGAAACAATGTATTTTCATTATAATCATAGAGCTTGATATTCCAAATACCATCATAATATGGAATACGAATCTTTAGATTAGGAGGCTTATCACAATCGGTTTTACCAGTTTCCTTATCCTTTCTATATTTGATAATACTAAAGAATCTATCTTCAACAAGCTCACGTGTCATCTTCTTACCAAACAATGTCTCGGAATTTTCTACACCCCAATCCAGAACATGGGATTCAAATTCTTTCATATTTTTAATTAATGCGTTGGTTTCAGGAGTGGCATATTCCTCATTAGGAAGATTCAAAGTAGCATTGTATCTTCCATCTGATTCGCCAGTCTTCTCATCAACATAATCCGCAATACCAAATGTGCTGAGAGGAGGTGTCTCAATTCTCAGAGACTTATTCATTTGAGTACTGATAATGCTAATGGACCCTCCACCTCTTTCATTTTTCTTAAAAGGCATCATTTTTACGGCATTTGGTTGCCATTCAGAAGCAAGGAGCACTTGAGCGGATCTTTGTGTGTCAGACATAATAACAATCGGGTTTTGTATACATTACATGTAACCATTTCTTTATTTCAATTTTTTTAAATGTTATCACAAAAAGAGCTAAAAATGAGCACATACTGAAAAAAATGTATTGAAAATGTTGATGTGCTAAAAATAAATATAAACATATTATAAATTAAAATAGTAATGCAAGTATTGTCCAAACCAATAGATACAGAAATGCAAATAAATTACGAAAAATATACTAAAGATAAAATTGAACTGAATAAATACAAAATACCAGAACTAAAAAAAATAGCCAAATTCAATAATTTAAAAGTAGGCGGTACAAAGCCAGTATTATTGGAAAGATTAACAGAACATTTCAATAAAATCAAGAACATCATAAAAATACAATGTTTGATAAGAAGGAAATTAATATACCTATATATGGAGTATAAAGGTCCAGCATTAAAATACAGAAAAATGTGCGTAAATGATACTGATTTCTACACCTTAGAACCTTTAGATAATATTAGATTTTACCACTTTTTCAGTTTCAAAGACAATAATAATTTTGTTTATGGTTTTGACATTAATTCATTATTAACAATGATGAAAAAGCCAGGTATTGTGCAAAATCCATATAATCGTGAAAAAATAGCATACGATGTATTGAAAAAGGCATGTTTTATAGGAAAAATGAATAGAATATTTTTACCGAGAAAATCCATGTCATTTGATGAAACAGTGAATGTATCAAAAAAAGATGAAATCATGGAAAGAATGAGGAAAACACGAAATGAAAACATCAACAATAGAATAAACAATTTATTTTATGAAATTGATAATTTAGGAAACTATACAACACCTTTATGGATATCTAATTTAGATGTTGACAATTATTTAAATCTAATAAGGTATATTTACGATATTTGGACATATAGAGCAAATTTACCAACATTAACAAAACGTAGGATTTGTCCTTATTTCAATCCATTTATAGATGGTTTAGAAAATATAAACATGAGATCACCGGAAAATGCTAATAATTTAGAAACAGTTAAGTTAGCATGTATAACTATTATGGAAAATTTGATTTACACAGGTATAAACAATGATTTTAAACAAATAGCAGCGCTTCATGTTTTAACTGCAATTACACATGTATCAGAAGATGCTCGTAGTCAATTGCCATATTTATATGATTCCATATCTTTTTAGTTATTCATCATTATAAAATGAGACATCATATATGTGTCATTTTACTTTCTAAACTACTTTTTTATTTATGCGTTTTTTATTTCATTTAGATATTTTAGGGATAATATATTTTTGTCTCGATATATCCAGTGAAAAAAACAATAGATAAATATATTGTATCAAAACTACTTAAACAAATGATGTTATGTAGTATTATAAGAATGGTTCGTACTGCCAAGTCTGAAAAGCCTGCTGCTCCTGTTGAAGAAAAGAAGTCCAAGTCCAAGAAGGAGAAGGCTCCTGCCTCCGCTCCTACCCCTGCCCCTGTTACTGCTCCCGAGAATGAGGTAGTTGCTGAGGGTGCCGTTGAAGATACTGTAGCATTCAAGTTGAGCGAGTATGCTTGCAAGCTTCAACAATTTGCTAACCTCGTCGCCACCCTTAAGTCTGATTTCAAGACTCTTGAGAAGTCTGTAGCCCGTGAGCTTAAGGCTGCCCAGAAGTCTTCTGGAAAGAAGAAGAGAACCACTGGAACTAGACAGCCTTCTGGATTTGTCAAGCCAACTCTTATTAGTGACGAGCTTGCCAAGTTCCTTGGTAAGACCACTGGAACTGAGATGGCCAGAACTGAGGTAAGCAGAGAGATCAATGCCTACATCAGAACCAAGAGCCTCCAGGATAAGGAGAATGGAAGAAGAATCCACCCTGATGCTGCCCTTTCCAAGCTCCTTAACGTCGGAAAGGATGATGAGCTCACTTACTTCAACCTTCAGAGATACATGAAGCACCACTTTGTCAAGGCATCTGCTTAAACACAAAACACAAAATACAATAATAAAAAATAATCATACAAATAAATCATTGCAATGAATTAATTTACAGGGAATTATTGATAAAAGATGACTCTGATTCAGAAAATGGCATATAACTTATTTATTATAAAAAATTGAAATATTTTTTTATAATAAATCAAACACTATATAGTGTAGATTATAAAAATGTCACAAGGCGAAATTACAGATTATATTACTGCTAGACATACTCCAGTTACAGACCCAAATACAGACGAATTCATGTGTTCTGTATTTGATTCATATATAACTTTATATTGGAGCCCAATGATTCATTATGATAAAAACCGAGAAAAAATGATTCAATATAATGAATGCAAGTGTTGTGAACGTCATCAAAATAACAAAATAACCATGGAAATGTTCAATAAAGAGACATTTTATGATTTTGAGTTTAATCCAAACAAAAACACATTGAACACATGTAAGTGCGATTGTCGTTCATCAACGCGTTATTATGCAAGATTATATACAAACATATATGATTATTTGTGTAGTTTAATCTACGATACAATAAATTATGAGTCAAATAAACATAAAACAATGGAATACGACAAATGGTTTGAAACATGTGTTGAATTTAACCCTCTTTTCAAACCTCTATATTGCTCTAAAAATGCAATAAATGTTTTCCATACTGAAAACCTACTTTTTAACTATTTCAAAAATGAAGTACATTATAAACGAACAATAGATGGTTCAGTATGTCAATATTCGTATTTAACCTATTATATTGTTAGGTATTACTCCAAAATAGAGCTGAAATACATCATTTATGTAGTAGAATTACTTGAAACAGAGATAAATTTGGATTATTGGCTTGAACATGGAAAAAAAACTGGTGAAATACTTAATGATGAAAGCATATTAAATGTGAATCATATTATTACACTTATTTAACACCCTGGTTGAAGATTTCATATTATCAAGAATAACTGATATTCATAATTTTCCTTTCTACAATAAGGACAAAATATAGTATTATATTCATAGTGTCTTTGTATACAATTCTTACAATAAAAATGTTTACACGTAGTGAAAATATCAGCATTGTCCTCATAACATATATAACATTTCTCAATAGAAATCGTATTTTTTTCTACTTTTTTATTGGGTTTAATGGAATAGTCAATATCAAAACATTGTAGTTTATCATCTATTATTACTATGTAATAGTAATCAGGAAACATAGTGTGTAATAATTTAATTATTTCTATATTTTCAGATAAATACGCATGTAAAAATAATCTATGACTATATCTATAAACAGGTATAAAAGGGAATTTTTCACAAAACCAATATGATAGTTGTATATCGGTTTCACACAATGAAGAAAATATTTCCATTAACTCATTACTTGTGAAATTGTCATATAAACTTGGTATGTTTTTATATAAAATCAACATTTTATCAAATCTACAATGTAAGAATTCATCGTACATATATTCTTTCAGTACGTATATCAATTGAGAATTTTGTTTAAGTAGATATAAAATAATTTCCATATTATTCTCTTCTATTGCTATTTGAAAAGGTAGAAAATTTCGCATAGAAAGGTTAATGTTTCCATCAAAATTACATAACCATTGTATCCATTCTTTATGTCCATATTCACATGCCAATAATAAAAAGAATTCATTTACTGTTAAATTCTCACGTTCTTGATGTGTGAACGATATATCTTCATAATTCATTATATTATAGTTTCATAAAATATGTATTTATATATCTAATACATATTTCAATGTAATAAGTATGTCATTTATGCAGAACCAATCTGGTCAGCAACACCAGTGGCATTACCACCGCGTGTTGACAAGAGTTTCTTTTGTTCATCATTGCATACTAAAGGACCTTGTGAGTTAGTCAAACCAGCACAGCCTTCTGAGCTTAGACTTCCTTCAAGCTTTGAGAAACTATCTATTGGTGCATTATCATTTACACTTGCATAGCTTGTTTCATCACTCATGCCTTGAAACCCTTCCGTATCTTCTTCCTTTTTTTCTTCGGGTTTATTGCCTTCTATATTTGTCATATTTTCATATTTTGAAAATTTATTACTAAATATATTGTTCACACTGTATGGTTTGAACGAACAACATGAATAAATAGATGTTGCAAATATTACAACAACCAAAACAACAACTAAAGTCACTAACTTATTGTAGCTTTTCATTATATAATTAACAAAGATAATTTATAGTTCCTAAGAATTATACCAATAAATCTTTCAACAATTAAAATTGTTTGTTCACTGATTCTATTTCAACTGTTTGTATATTCTTTCTTTGTTTTTGTTTATGTTCTTTCAAGTCAAACCCGCTATGAATGGACTTTATGAATGTAATATTTTGTATGAGAACTTCATAAATAGAATTATATAAATTCACTAAATTGTCATATAGACCCTTTTTACCGATTGCTTCGGCAGCAGGAATATGAACATTACTCATATTATCCAACTGTGTTTTCATAGCATTGAAGTAATTTTTCAAACGATTTACATACGTTTTATATAAATTTTTTGTTTCTGAATTGTTCTTATCCATATAAACCTTCAATATTGTTAGCTTTTTACTAAATTCATCAAATTTATCTTGTAAATTATTCTTTTCGGTTTCATAATTCAAAATTAAATGATCATTTGTTCTCTTTATATTATTTCTATAACTCTCATAGTCTTGTTCTAGTTTATTGATATCCTTTTCCATAGAATCCAAGTCAGCAACTAATTTTTCATTTTTCTTTTCAGATAATTCCTGTGCCTTGGACTGAATGTTTCTAGAATAATAGTTCTTACTATCTCCACTAAATAATGCCAAATAATCATAATATTGTATGTTTCTGCCATTTTTCTTATAATCAATATGTAGTGTAAAAAACAATACTATGCCTATACATAAGAGTATAAATACAAGTGAAGCTATATTATCTAATGTAAAACTTATTTGTTTATTTGAAGTCGTATTTATAAAAGGTATCTTTTTCATTGTATTCTGAAATTGATTCATATTTGTATATAATAAACAAGAATTTTAATATTGCATATGAAGTTATATTAACATTGGGTTTTTCTCACTTAATTTGTTTATATTTTCATTGACATTATTCAATTGCGTTTTCATATTATTTATATTTGAAGCCATTGAAATAACATTATTTGTTATATTATTATTGACTAAATACTTATTAAGGAGTTGTTGCAATGCATTTGGTCCTTTGTTTTTTATTTCATTTATTTCTTCTTTTGCCATTTTAACCAATTCTTCGTTATCAAAATCTGCGTCTATTTTACCTATTATTTCCATATTTTCATTATTGTTTTGAATAGCATCTAATTTCTCTTGTAGATCACTTATGCGTTTATTTAGGTCTCCATTATTTCTACCTAATACCTTTTTTGTATTCACATTCAACAGATTATCATTTGTTTGTTTTGAATCCTTATTAAACAAATCCGCTAAAAAATGGAATTCATATTGACTGCCATACCAATTGGATGACGTATATACTAAGAAATTGGTGACTAACAACAAAATGAAGAATATAATAATTAAAGCTGCTATTGTTACTATTTTCATTTGAAACATATATAATAATTTATATATGTTTTGTTTTTAATTATATACATACACCAGTTATGAAAAACTTGCTAAATTACTATTTTTCACTATATCCAAGAATTGGCCTTCATTGGTTCCTAGTTTCTCATTTATCTTTGAACTTACAATTATTGATTTTACAATCGTATTAATAGATTCAGAAATACGTGTTACATTATTATTCAATGAATTCAAAATATTATTTAATGGTAACTTGACTTCCTTTGCTAAAACAGCAGGATCTTTTTTCGTCTCTAATGTATCTTCTGTTTTTTTATATTCTGCTTTCAAAGACGCAATATTCTTTGTGATTGAACCTAAGTCATTATCAATAATATTGTCTATTTTACTAGTATTGCACTTTTCAAATGTTTGCTTAGAATTTTTGAAATATAGTGGAGACCAAAAGATATGATTACATTTCAACTTTTCCCAATTAGAATATATGTAGTTATATTGCAATACAAGGTATAATAATATGAAAATAATTACAAATATAATACCATAACCAACATATTTCACTTTGGGTAGAAAGTATACATCATTAAGTATATTGAAATTATTATCAAACATACCTATATTTTGATTACTTGACATTTATATATAAACAATAAATATAATTAAAAACCAATTTATATTCATATATATATATGAATCAAAGTGAAAGCTTAAATATTCAAAAACTCATTGAATCCAAAGATTATGAAAACAATACCGAAAAAATTCGTAATTTAAAGCATAGTTCTAAGATACGCGATGCTTTAATAATAATGACTAGTCTGAAAGCAACACATTCTAAAATGAGAGAACAAGAACCAGATAAGTTCTCACAATTATGCATGAATCAGTGTGGATTTTTATACAATAACTATACTAATATATACCACAAGGTATACAAAGACGAAATAAATTTAAAATTAATGGATAAATTTATTAGTGTATTAGAAGAGATTGAAACTGGTTCTATTGATCAACATGAGGGTTCTGTGAAAGTAGGAACCATATTAAAGGAAATATACATTGATTCTGCACTCAAAGAATCCGAAAATCTTGATAAAAAATATCAAAACGAAAAGACTGAATTCGTAGAGCCCATCAAAATGTCATGGAGCGAGTTCAAATCTAAAAACATGTAAAAAACATGTAAAAATATATATAAACATATGTGTATATATATTTTTATAATGGTTAATTTTCCTGTATTACAACTGGTATTTCATGAATGTAACAACGAACTAATATATAAATATCAAGAACAAATTGATAAACATAATAACATGGTTCAAACAGACGACTATCCTAACTCCGGATTTGATTTGTTTGTTCCTAAGCAAGTGAATATAGAACCAACCAATACATTTTTTATGAAACTCGGTGTAAAGGCAACCATGATAGAAGAAAATAAAAACATTGCTTATCCAATTTATCCGCGATCTAGTATAAGTAAAACTCCTCTCATGTTAGCAAACCATGTTGGTATCATTGACAGTGGATATCGCGGCGAACTCATTGCCGCATTTCGCAACCTTTCTGGCAATGATTATTTTGTTGAAGAACACGTGCGTCTAGTGCAAATATGCCATCCAGAACTCAAACCCTTTTTAGTTCGCATTGTCAATCAACTTAGTGAAACTTCGCGTGGAGAAGGTGGTTTCGGTTCAACCGGTGCTTAATACAAACAATAATTGATTAACTCTTTTTTAGAAAATGATAATTGAGATATTTGAGCATATTTTTTCGTTTGTAAATAAGTATTGATATTATTTACTAATTCACATGTTTCACAATTACCATCAGTATGTATAAATGCATCTGTAAATGCTCCTTGGAATTCTTTCATATTATGATTATATGCATCCATACTGACTTGTTCATCTAAACAACCGCTCAATTTCACCACTTGAGCATCAATCTCACTTTCATGTCTGTTTACTAGTTCACCATTCTTTATTGCATATGTTAGATCCATATTGGAACCAGAATGACAACAATCCATAACTACGAAGAGTTTTGTTGTTTTGGGCAATTTCTCTAAAAATTGGGTTTTTAAATAATCATCAGTTATGATTCCATTATACAAGTAATCCACAGGACATAATACTTCATTTTTACCATCCGACTCAGTAAAACTATTCACTTGTGAACCATGTCCAGAATAGCTTAACCACAATTCACTTAATACATTATTATGCGCAAAATGCACCATTTCATTTAATTCATTGATTATATTCTCTTTTGTTGCGCCTACACCAGTCAATAATGTCATTTGGTCTTTTGTAAACATACAGTTATCTAGTAAATAGTCTTGTAAATTGTTTACATCATTCACACAACCGCGTAAATCATCATTAGTTGTATTATTTGTTTCATAATTGATTCCTATCAATAATGCCTTCTTCACTTTATTTTCGGTAAACATTCTAAACCGTACATCGGTTTCCGAAATATTATCTTCTATAACTCCTATTATTTCTTCTTCCAATTTATCATCATCTCGTAATATTTCCTCGTGATTAGGAGGCTGTGTAGTTGTTTCACTTTGCATAGGTTCTTCATCGTCTTGTTTGAAAAGATATGGAAAAAAATATTGTAAAACCCAAAACATAATATATATACTATTTTTATTTTATATATATATTACACGTAATTATAAGCCAATAACAGCAATTGTTCGTGCGTTGTCAATTTTTGGAAAATAGTATTACTATCATACTTTATCTGTATTATTTTATGCATTGAATTCCTTACCATAATATTGGTACCATTATTATTGAACAATATATCCACTACAATACCACCATTTGTCAATTGATTCTTTGGATTAATCCAACGTATATATTTCCCTTTATGGATTTGATATAAATCATTGATATATGTGAACCCTGCTAATTTATCAAAATATGATTTTATTGTGTCTTTTTTCAATGATAAGTTTTCTAATACGCGTTGGTTCTCATTTGCAATAGAGTCCAATGTTTTATTTTCCAAATCATTATGGTCTATATTTTCTAATAATGAATCAATGTCTATAGATGCTAACAATGACGTATCTTTACGTGCGTTTTCCAAAATTTCATCCAATTCGTCAATATTCATTTTATATATAGTAACTGGGTTTTATGTTTAATTAAAATCTATAAACAATATAATGAAGTTGATGATTTTTATATATAGTGTTCTCGTTCATCATGCATCACAATACATTCGTTGTTATCATAGCTATAAACAAATAGATTACTATCGTTATAGAAGTATTCATAGAAAAAATTATAAAAAGCTCATGAAAATCAACAATTTAGTAGAAGACCATCATATTATACCCAAACAATGGAAAAATCATGAACTATTAGTAAAGGTTAATTTTGACATCAATAATAGTAAAAACATCTATATTATGCCCAATAAAAAGTGCAAAAGAATATTTGAGCTAGATGATGATATTTTAATCCATCAAGGTGGTCATCATGCATATAATATGTATGTAAAAGAGAACATGGAGACTATCAACAAACTTGATACAAATGATGATATTAAATATACATTTTGGTTATTTTTTCATCACTTGAAGTCAAGCTTGTATAGAAATAAAAATAATATTCCTTGGAAATAATATAGTTATAAATCGTTTCTATTATTATGGAAACTATCAACAATAAATTTAAAATTATAAGTAAAATAGGATATGGTAAATTCGGTATTGTATACAAAGGTGTCAACGTCATAGACAACACGCCTGTTGCCATTAAATTTGAATCTAATAAATCACCATTTATGTTATTAAAAAGAGAAACCGCGATTCTGAGTCATTTATATCGCAAGGTTCTCAACATACCTAAAATATTCTATTATGGATTATTCAAGGGGCATCTATGTACGGTGATGACTTACTACACACACAACTTAGGTGATTTTGTTGAAAATAAGAACCCAGATGAAAATATATTATACACTTTATTCCAGAAATGCATATGTATATTGAAGGAGGTTCATGAAAATGGAGTAGTGCATCGGGATATCAAGCCACAGAATTTCATGATATTAAACAATGAAATTTATTTGATAGATTTCGGTTTGGCACTCTTTTACATGAACGATGATACACATCAAAGTAGTCGTAATAATACTATTATTGGTACGCCGAAATATATAAGTTATTATGTACATAGCGGAGAACCTTCATCCAGACGCGATGATCTCATTAGTATTGGATATATTTTCCTTTATTTCTTGAAAGGTTCTCTTTTATGGGAAGTACAAGACGAGATAAATACACATCACAATGAGTTATCTTTTGAACATCCATCTAATGTCTTCAGAAAAAGAATGAAATCTTTAGAGTCTATTGAGAACCTACATAAAACAAAATTCATAAGCGAAGAATTATATCATTTTTTCCAATATTGTTATAGTTTGGAATACGATGAAAAGCCTGATTATGATGTCTTGTATGAATTGTTTGAATTTGAATAAAATAAATCATTTTTATGAAACTAATATAAAAGCTTAGTATTATATTGTTTTATAATAATGTCAGGTGAACGTTTGACTGGTCGTGTTAAGTGGTTTAATAACAAAAACGGGTTTGGTTTCATTTCTACCTTGGGTGACGACTCCAAGGATATTTTTTCACATTATACATCCATTAGAGGATATACACCTGAACGTGGAGACAATTTTCAATATAAGTATTTGGTTCAAGGAGAGTATGTAGAGTTTGTATTGACAAAGATGGAGGAAGGAACTCACGAGTTCAAGGCAACAGATATTTCAGGTATTCAGGAAGGTAAGCTCATGTGTGAGACTCAGGCCGAGAATCCTAGACCAAGAAATCGCCCACGCCCACAAAGAAGAAGTGGTCGCTCAGCTAAACCCGATGAAAGCGCATAAGGTAAGTACAAACATGAAGTTATAAAATTGATTCAAATTATATAATCTATCTATAGTCTTTGCTCTCATAGCTCAGCTGGTTAGAGCATTCGGCTGTTAACCGAAAGGTCATAGGTTCGAATCCTATTGAGAGCGTTTATTAGCAGCTTGGCGCAGAGGAAGCGTGTCGGGCCCATAACCCGAAGGTCAGTGGATCGAAACCACTAGCTGCTACAACTTACAACTATATTTATTTGAACAATAAATATAATTTCTGAACTTAATATCAATAATTATTGTATAATGGAATTATTAACAAAAGACCAATTTACGAAATTATTTGATTCTAAGAAAATCAATATATCCTTTGACGAATTTCTTCAGAAGGCCAAAGTGAAAAATAAATCTCGTATTGTAAGTCTTCTTGATTATATGAATAAAAATAAGAGAACAAAACAGCAATTGAAATACTTATATGATCATATTCAGAACAAAAACAAATATTTAGAGAGATTTTACAATACTAGTCTAAAACCACAACGCCTATCTATTGACCAAAAACCGAGTACGCTATACAATAATAATCAACTTGTTAATTATAAAAATATTATTCGCAATTTGCATTATGAGGAAATATTGAAATATACACAATCTGGATTTGCTGGGACACCCACATTTATGGAAACTTTGGAAAATCTCTATTTGAAACTCATTATTGATTATAAACTTCTTACTCCAAGTGCATTGCATTATATAGAACAAAATCGCATTGGTGGAGTATTTTCATCGTTCTATTTTAGAGCTTCTATTATGAATCCATATTTGGTATACAGTTTAAATAAAACGCTTCTTCATGGCACACGCATATTTACACCCACACTTGGTTGGACCTCCTATTTATATGGTTTCCTTGAATGTGACGAAGTAGAATCTTATGTTGGTGTAGATGTTATACATAGTGTGTGTGTAAAATCACGTCAATTTGCTTCACAATATAATAAACAAGTATCCATTATTGAGTCACCATCAGAAAATTTATATAAAAATCAGAATTTCAAGAAAAAATACAAAGAATACTTTGATGTAGTGTTCTTTTCGCCACCATATTATCAATTAGAGCTATATAGAGGTGAAAACCAGAGTACAAATAAATATAATACATTAGAATCATGGTTGAAAAATTACTGGGAAACCACAATTATGCTTTGTAAACACGTATTGGCAAAAAATGGAAGGCTTTGTTATATTATATCTAATTATGATAAAAACGAAACATTGGAATTAGTCAACAAAATGAATTCTATTACTGAAAAACATTTAACGTTTAAAAAATCGTTTTCAATGGTCAATAAAAATGCTCACATGACAAAACATCGCGATACAAATGAACAAATCATATTGTTTACAAAATGAAAGAATCCAAAAGTTATAATATATTTATTATCTTGTAAATATATTATCTTGTAAATATATTATCTTGTAAATATATTATCTTGTAAATATATTATCTTGTAAATATATTATCTTGTAAATATTTTTGCAAAAATGGTATACTATTTATTTGAAGATACCAGTGAAATACGCCCAAAAGAAGATTCCAACAAAGCATTTGGAAAATAAATCCAATACATTATACCCTACATTACGTGCTTGTGGCTCTAACATGTATATAACACCATATAATGCCCATAAAAATACAAATGCACCAAATAAGATTTTGTTGTCCAAATTATTCTTGTTGAGCAAATATTTATTATATATAAAATAATACAATCCAGCAAATCCACCAAATCCTATAATATTTGCCATATTTTTATTCATTATATTGACCTCACCTAAATATCCAAATCCTAACATGACATAATTGAAAAATAATATAACTAAATAATTCATGAACTTCATAGAACCCTGTTTATTATTATACAACAATGCTAATACTAGTACCAATAACATAATAGGTGTTGTTATAGCCCAGTCCAAATAACGATTAATGTTGATTTTCTCATAGTCTACTTTTTCTTCTAAGTCGGTCATGAATTTTCCATAAAAAAATGCGGCTACAACGGATATACAAGTCTCCAAATTCATTATATGACGCACCTTTGGGTCTTTTGTTCGCATAGCTTCAATAAATGTAATAGTTGCAGTTGTCATCAAAAATGCATATGTTATATAAAAACTATTTTCAACCAATAATTCGTTACTCATTATAACTTATATATAATGATTAATATTTTATTCACACAATCAAAAGTATATTCAACAAAACTTCAACATATCTATTATATCTAATATCCTGAATCCTCCGCGCATTGTCATAGATACATATGTAGATGGCTCCTCTTTTTTCATCTTGGAAATAAAAGTCAATGTATTCTTCAATTCCGTGAAAACATCCTTTTCCAATACAATTTTGTCTTTCAAGAATTCCAATAATATATATACATTTTCAATCAATTCTTCTATTACACTGGATTGATTCGTTTCCTTTGATTTTTCTATTATCAAGTCATGGAAAAAGCGAATAATTGATAAATATTCTTCTTTCACAATAACATTGTGAATAGTTAAATAACCAATAAAATTAGAAATATTCTTCCTCTTATCATTTTTCTTGGTCATTGCACAATAAGCATCATAATCTTCGTCTGGATTCACATTCTTTATTTCCATAATACTTTCACGATAATTCATTAAAAACTCATTTAATTCATTTCCCATGAAGTCATAATCAGTTGTAATTTTTTTATATAGTTCAACATATACTTCTGAATAAATCTTATTGGAACTCACAATATCAAAAAACATGTTAATTATGTTTTGTTTATAAGCTTGTATATCAATAGTATTCAATTTCTCTTTTAACATAACATATTGTAAATCCATATTCTTCAGTGACAACTTATTCAATGTGTTTCTAATATCATGTATCAATTTATCCCCTTCATCTTTAATATCTATAATTTTTGTTGTTTTAAAATCACGTAACTGCTCCCAATTAGGTTGAGACTTATTTCTATTTTTTTTAAATTCTGTCCTTTCTTTTTTATCATTACTTGAAATATTTAACTCTAATTCTAGTGCCTTTAATGTTTCAAGTGTACTTTCTGGTAAACTACAAAACATCTTACTTTCTATTTCTTTGTAAGTATTAATAGAATAATTCACCATTATAAAGCATAGTAGTATTATTTATTTATTTTGTTTATAATAAATACATATAAACAATTAGAAATATAATTATTATGACGGATTTTGAAAAAGTTGAAAATTGGGATGATTTGAATATAGATGAAAATATATTAAGAGGAATATATCGTTATGGTTTTGAGAAACCGACACCTATCCAATCTATGGCAATAAAACCAATAATTGATAAACATGACCTAATTGCACAAGCTCAGTCAGGTACAGGGAAAACGGGTTCTTTTACGATTGGTTCCTTACAAAGAATAGATATCAATAAAGCAGAAACACAGGTGTTAATTTTAGCACCTACACGTGAACTAGTAAAACAAATTGCTACATTTGTTGAAAATATCAGTAATACAATGGAAAATATAGAAATCAAGTGTTGTGTTGGTGGTACTTCTGTTAATGAAGATATACAATATTTTAAAAGAAACCAACCGCATATGATTATTGGAACTGCAGGAAGAGTTTATGATATGATTAAAAAAGGTCACATGAAGACAATAAATATTAAGATTACTATAATGGATGAAGCCGATGAAATGTTATCCAAAGGTTTCAAAAATCAAATATATGATATATTCCAATATTTGCCAAAGTATATGCAAGTTGCGTTATTCAGTGCAACCATGCCATATGACGTATTATCATTAACAGAGAAGTTCATGAAAGAACCTAAAAAAATCATTATGCGTCCCGAAGAACTCACTCTTGAATGTATTCAGCAATATTATGTGGCCATTGGAAATGATCAACAAAAATATGAAACATTGAAGGATTTGTTTTCCGTTTTAGAAGTAAAACAATCCATTATATATGTGAATACCATTAAGCGCGTAGATGAATTATATGAAGCAATGACAAAAGAAGGATATCCTGTTTGTTATATTCATAGTTCTATGGATAAATCTCAACGTGAGGAAGCTCTCAAGCAATTCCGTCTTGGTCAATATCGTGTACTCATATCTTCGGGTATTACTGCACGTGGCATTGATATTCAACAAGTTAGTATTGTGATAAATTTTGACATTACTCGCGATATTAATACATATCTGCATGCCATTGGCCGTTCAGGTCGGTATGGACGCAAAGGTTTAGCAATCAATTTTGTGACAAAGTTTGATATTGATCAGATGAAACGCATTGAGAGACATTATAAAATTGACATCAAAGAATTACCATCAAATATTAATGACCTTATTTAGACCCATAGAATATCGTTTGTTTATGTTTTGTAATTTATAATTATTTAATATATGTTTGATACCTTTCAACAAATATTAAATCCTCCAAAAAGAATTATTGATACAAATTTATATGATACATTCAAATTTCCAATACAATATTTACCACAGGAACAATTATTTGTATTAAATGATACATTATGTGAAGACCTTGAACTTAATCCCAACAATAATGGTTCCATGAATCACTTTTTTATTGATTCTAGCAATAATTTTGGAACAAATATGATATGTAAAAGCTATAAATATTACACCAATAATATTCAATATTTACAAGACACACAAAATGTTATCAAAAATATGGTTTTTTTTCATAGAGATGGATTACAGTGTGACATGTTCAATGATTTATGGAATGAGACAAAATGTAATAGATCCTTTCTTGATAAATATTCCTATATTGAATGGGATATGTTTAAATATTTGAACTCATCATCATTTTCACTACAAATGTTATCGTTTATAAATATGTCTGCACCAGTCCTTAGTATCATTGTACCATTCTTATTTCTATTATTTCCATTTTTGATACTTAAAATACAACAAATTCCTATTAGTTTTGGTGTATATATTGATGTTCTCAAATCACTTGCCAAAAATCATTTTATTGGAAAAATTCTCAACGTTAAAAACTTGGATATTAAGAGCATATTATATTTATTGGGTTCTATTGGACTCTATTTCTACCAAATTTATCAAAATATCAATATGTGCTTCAAATTCTATCATAATATTAAATCTGTAAATGAACATATATTATATTTGAAGCAGTATATCGTCAAAACAACAAGTAATATGAAAAAATTCATAAAGTTCAACAAAAAATTGCCTTATTATGAGAACTTTTGTAATACAATGAATTCACATATATATACATTGGAATCGTTTTATAATCATATATGTGATTTGAAATCATTTACACCTGGATTCTCCAAAATATCTGAAATAGGATATTTATTAAAAATATTTTATTATATACACGATAATGAAGCTCTTGAAACAACATTGAAATATTCAGTTGGGTTCAATGGTTACTTAGATCATCTACATGGTATTTATGAAAATGTCCAACAACAACACTTAAACTATACTGTGTTTATCAATGAAGGTAAGACCTCTATTAAAAAGCAATACTATCCTAGTTATAAAAATGAGAACCATGTGAAAAATGACGGCCTTATATACAAAAATATTATCACGGGACCTAATGCATCAGGTAAAACTACGTACTTGAAAACCACTGCATTAAATATTATTTTTTCACAACAATATGGTGTCGGATTCTTTGAGAAATGTTATCTTCATCCATATGCCCACATTCATTCTTATTTGAATATTCCCGACACATCTGGTCGTGACAGTCTCTTCCAAGCAGAATCGCGTCGTTGCAAAGAAATATTAGATGCTATTTCCAATTCTAACGAAAGACACTTTACAATCTTTGATGAATTGTTTTCTGGTACAAACCCGAATGAAGCATCTAAGTCTGCGTATGCCTTCTTGAAATATATCTCACAATATGAGAACGTTGACTATATTCTCACTACACATTATACTAATATTTGTAAAAAACTGCAAAAAAATAAAATTGCATGTAATTATAAAATGGAAATTATTGAAAATGAGAACAACATACAATACACATATAAAATTGAAAGGGGTGTTTCCAAGTTCCAAGGAGCTACTTATATTTTAGCTCAAATGGAGTTTCCTGATGAAATTATAGATACTATTCATAACTTTGATAAGGATAAATAAATATATAAATAATATATAAAGTTTATATTATTTATGGTTCAATCAAAATTAAAACCTGAAATACATTACAAAGATAATGCCAATATTGATTCTAATGATGTAAATATGGAATGTGATCATTATTATGAAATCGTATTTGATAAAATAAGCCAAAAGAAACATCAAGTTGTTTTTGGTAACATGAATTATGCTAAAAATAGAAAGGTTGTGTATTACTGTATGTATATATTGGTGGACTTTGAAGTAAAACAACAAATAGGAGTTATTGAATTCATGTTTGATAAATTACTCAAGTATTTAGATGATGAAGGCGACTTTGATGAAAACAATCTTCCAAAACCATTATTACATAAATTTGTAGACGCCAAATTCTTTGAAGATTTATATGGCATACCAAGAGAACTTGAAGGATTTGATGAAATACAAATCCATGAAAAAGTAGATGAATCAACACTAGATATTGAACCCGTGGATGATGTATTTAGTGTATCATCTGAGAACCCAACAACAAAAAAGCATACAGAAAAGGATGATTTATTTGAAAACAAAAAACCATTGTATAATGATACATTGTTTGAAGAAACGAAACAAGATGCTTTTGAGATAAAATCCAAATATAAACGTGCTCAACATCATAACTGGGTACAGAGATTCATGAAAAATACTGATTATGATATTATTGATAATGAAAGGGGTGGCGATTGTTTATTTGCAGTCATTAGAGATGCGTATATACAAATGGGTAAACACACAAGTGTTTCCAAATTGAGAGAACTTCTATCATCACAAGTAACAAAAGAAGTATTTGATACATTTTATAATATCTATTTGGATCTTGAGAACAATTTGGATGAAATCAAAAAACAACTCTCACATGTTAAAAATAATATTAAAGAATACAAAAAAAGATACAAAACAGCAAATATGGACGAAAAGAAGACATTACTCAAATATATAGAAGAATACGAAGCACAATTAAAAGAACTCGTGAAAACTCGTGTCAGTGAAGAACAATTTATGCAATATGATTTTGGACATATGAAACACGTAAATACACTGGACAAATACAGAGAATATATTAAAACATCTGCATATTGGGCAGATGTATGGGCTATTAGTGAACTTGAATATAAACTGAATATGAAGATGATTATTTTGAGTGAAGAATCATACAATGATGATGCTTTAGATAGTGTTCTCAAATGTGGAGAAGTCCACAAAAAAATAATAGAAAGAGGTACATTCCAACCACAACTGTATATTATTACATGTTATACAGGAAATCACTATAAACTAATCACATATAAACGTAAGAAGTTTTTTCAATATACAGAGATTCCATATGACCTACGTTCTCTTATTATTAATAAATGTTTGGAAAGAAACTCGGGTGCCTATTCATATATTGAAGATTTTAAGAATATGAAGAAAACTCTCGGGGTTTCCATAACAGAAGATGAGAACCAAGAAGATATTCATGGTTACTTAGACCACTTATATGATGATTCTATAGTATTTATGTTCCATGAAAAGAGTGAGAAGAAGGCAAAACCAGGCAAAGGTTCTAATGAAAAAATCCCACAAAGCGAATTGAAGAAATTTGAGAACCTACATAAAATGGATAATTGGAGACGAAAGTTGGATGACGCCTTTATATGTGAATTTACACTGGATAATCGCAAATGGGCGTCTGTTTTACATTATTATAATGCATCAAAATACAAGAAAACTTATCCAGATTATTATCACAAGTTCTCATTGGATAGTGAAAGTGAACTATCAAAAGACCCGAAGTTGGCAAAGGAAAAGGGTTCTATGAAAAAACAAGATAAACATGTGTCTATTGATCCCGATTTCTATGATACTCGGCATAAAGAGGAAAAAACGAAGGCCTTACAAGCGAAGTTCTCGCAAAACGGCGAATTGAACAAAATATTGATGTCTACTGAACCGGCTAAGTTACTCATTTTCCGTAGAGGAAGAGAACCTCTGGTTGCAACTTCGCTGATGGAAGTAAGGAAAAATATGATGAAATCTAAATAAATCTTTTATATGATTTATATATATGAAGTATACAAATCATAGCAATTCCCTTATAAAATATATGCAATATTATGGAAAACATTTACATGTTGAAGGTTCTCATTTTAAGGGTCTATTTATACATTTTTTCAAAATTATGACTCGTCTTTATAATGAAATGACGAACCTTTCTTTTGATTATCAAATAGTACCGAGTGTGTTCCAAACTTTGTACATACCTGATGTGATTTTACAATCTATTTATCAACTTAAATATACACATGTGTATTCATTTGTATACAAAAATACAAAAATAAAACTGAAAATATATAGTAAAAGAACGAGTGATGATTTTGTTTTTATATACAGAAAAGTAGTATTCATATTAATGTTTTTAATGAGGTTCTCAGAATCTCCCAAGGATTCTATTGAAATATCTTTGTATTTTACCAAACACCGCAAGTCATTACCCAAACAAGGACTATTAAATGAAATAAATTTGAATAGTGCTTATACATTACCATGTAAAACTGATGTATATGCTCATATTTATAGAAAAGAAGAATGGACGAAGGTTCTCATTCATGAAGCTATACACTTTCTGAATATAGATTTCTCATGTGTAAATGATAATGCACATGAACAGTTAGACCAACAATTCTATCGCATCATTCCTCTCAAAAAAGAGAACATACGTCTTTACGAGGCATATTGTGAATTCTGGGCTCTACAAATACATTGCAGTATAGTAGCTTTTTTTGACAACATGAAACGTGATATTGATTATGAGAAAACATTCGCCAAATATGAGAACCTATTAAAAAATGAAACCAAGTATTCCTTGTTTCAAATGAATAAAATTCTGAATTATAGCAATATAGATTATTATGATATCGTATTTTATAGTAATAATTATATAAATAAGTCTGTTTATAATGAAAACACTTATGCTATATCATACTTTATTGTGAAGACTATTTTACTTTTTCATCAGAATGAATTCATAGAGTGGTGTTTACAAAATAATTCAAAGAGGAATCCAATGATGTTTGTGAGAACCTTTGATAATATGAAATCTTTTTTTTCATTTATTCAGAGATTTTATAGAAATGAAAAATTCTTAGATGCATTAGAGTATTCTGACTATGATGTTGATAGACGTTCATTTTTTTATAATACAACGACTATGAGTCTACATGAAATGTATTAATGAAAAATTGAAATAAACAATTGACTACTTATTTCAATTAGAAAAGCAAAAAATATTATGGGTATTCCAAACTTGAATAAATTGATGACAGATAGAGGAAGTCAGTACATATACAAAATGCATTTGAATGAACTAAATGGTAAAACCATATGTGTTGATATTAGTATTTATTTATATAAATTTCTTGGTCAAGGAAAATTGGTTGAGAATTTTTATACAATGTTATCTTTGTTTCGTTATTATAATATACATGCCGTCTTTGTGTTTGATGGTAAACCCCCAGATGCAAAATCGGAGTTATTGAAAAAGAGGAAAATAGATAAAAAAGAAGCTGAAACAAAGTTCAAAGAGCTACAACAAGAAGTTACTAAAGATAATATTTCGCAAGAAATGAAAAATGAATATAATATTGAAATGGAGAAACTAAGAAAACAATTTATTCGTATCAAAAATTTCCATATACAACAAGTGAAAAGTCTTATTTTGAATTTTGGTCAGACATATATTGATGCCGAGGGTGAAGCTGATACATTATGTGCATACTTGGTTAAAAACGACATTGTATGGGCAACTATGAGTGATGATATGGATATGTTTGCATACAATTGTAAAAGAGTATTGCGTTATTTAAGCTTGATGAACCATAATATATTGTATTATGACTTTGAAAATATTCTACATTCTCTTGATATTAGTATTAGTGAGTTCCAATATATAATAGCATCTTGTGGTACTGATTATAACGTGCAGCAAAAT